AACAAAATCATTTTGAACAAGATGACTTGCAACAGTGGCAGTTATTAAACCATTTTCAACTGTAAAATTAAAACCTATATTATGCGGATTATATATAGGAATCGACTCGTTACCTTGCAACAAAATTACCTCTCTAGGTGTAATAGCTGTGCACTCCGATTGCAAACCACTATCGCTAAAAAACATAGGGCTTGCTATCTGCACTCTTAATGTATACTGCACATCTAATGGAGTTTTAATGGTTAATGTGGTGCTATTTTCAACTTCTAAATTTTTGTAATAAAACGCAATCTTTGGCGACTCATTTGTTGCACCAAAGATTGGCACGGCATAAGTGCCTTCAACAACTGCACACCAGAATAAATGCAGCTTATCGCTTATATATAGCGTACATGCGCCCAATATTGGGTAGTAACTATCAACTATAACTTTTCCATTTTTGTATATCATAGTGCCAAGCGCGCCGCTACCTTGCACACCAAAATGAGCGCGATTAAACGGACCCTTCCAAGAAATCACATGCTTAATTTTCTTAGGATCAATCTGCGTACCATCAGGGTTAAGCCTTTGAATAAAATGCAAATTTCCAAAAAGAACCCTTTCCTGCTTTCTTGTAATAGTAAACCCGTCATGCTCAGTAGAATCTGGGTTATATTTAAATTTAACATACTCGCGGGGCTTTTCTTCATTAGTTACGGCCGGGCTATTAAGCGGATCGCCATTTACCCAGCCATTAGGTGCAATATCGCTACGCGGCCTTGTTATTAATTGCAATTGTGGGGAATCATGCCATTCTGTTAAAATAGCATGTACGTTTTCGCTACTTGATGGAAATTGCATCACACTCATACGCCTTGCAAATCCTCATAGGTTTCAATTAATAAATTTTTAATTGTATTAATATCTAAATCTTCATAAGCCCAATAAAGCGGATCGTCTTGATTTAGAGGTGTCAGCGAAAATGTCCACTCAGGATGGTACGTTGTGATAAAATTCATAGGCAACTCCCAGCCGCTCGAACCTGTTGTATCTGGTCTGTACCTACCATCCGGCAGGATAAAGCCTACATAATGCATTCTTTGCACAACAGCATAGGCAATACCTCCATTTGATGCTTCTAACACCTTATCTGGCACGGATACACCGTTCATATATGAGGGTGTTTGCCCGTCCTCGGCAAAGTGCATTGGCTTCTCATACCTAGTGCTACCAATAACGATCACATCACTTGTGACCTTCATGACAATAACTCTTTCATTTTGATTAGGTTTTTCACGTCCTGGAATTCCAAGTGTAGCAATAACCTTGCCTTGACAATGGGCGATCGCTACTTCAGGGAAAAAACCAATCTCGCCTAAATTAATACCAGGAGCAAGAGACTTATATGGACTAGACCCTACAATAATTGACGGCTTCCATTTTCTAACCAGTCCTTTTGCGTGAACCACGTTTTGGAATGTTATTTTACCTGTCAAATTATCATAAATTCCTTCGCTCGGTGTCCCCGCAATAAGCCCGTTAGGCAAAATATTAAATCTCGCGGTGGCCCAATGTTTTCCAACATCTATTGACATACCATTTACTTCTGCTTCACTTTCTTCGTCCGGCTTATGAATACCAGTGAAAGAATTCAGAAATTCGTTAAGATGCAAGGCTGGCGGTGTATCTCTGAATCCGTCAGAGGTATAATACCCCATAATAACAGACACTCCGCCACCGGGACCTACACCTAAACCTTTACACCTAATATAGGTATCAAACCCATAATGCTGCAAAAACTCCATACTAAAATCACATTCTACCTCACTGTTCCCATCACACCCAAAGTCGATAATAAGTGACTGCCTTGGTGGATACAGCATTAGATAGACTCAACAATGTGATTGCCTAAAACACCATGCAAATCAACACCTTCTATGTGCTTAGAATAGGCTATTGATAATCCTTTTATGTCAAGTCCATAGCCGTCAATATTCGCGTTTTGCTTGACTGTCCTGGTCACTTTTACTTTTACATAAGCACCGGTAAACGCTATCTTTATTTCAGAATCTTTCTTTGCATCAATAAAACATCCCCTCTTCAATTCAAAGAATGGGATTGTGGTATTCTTGTTGATAGGTGAAAATTTACTGCTTATTGACCCGTTCCCAAGATCGCCATAAGTATCAGATATAACCTTAAATTCACTATCTGTATTGAATGATATGGTGATAGTATGATTTACACAGCCATTGTTATACGCAAGTATGTGGTCACTCTTAATAAACTTTTCACCAAAAATAACGCTGCATGACGCATGCAAATTTTCAACAGCTTTTGTTGTGCCAATAACGCAATCCTTATAGTTATATATCAAGGGAGTTGCAAGTACTATCTTGTAAAAATTAGATGTGCTTGTCACACTCTCAATGACACAGAATTCGTCTTGAGATCCCGACATACAAATTATGTCGCCTGGTCTAAATGCGTTATTAATAGCACTATTAACCAATAACTCCTTAGTGCCAATTGGTGCGTTACCAACAATAAAACCACCCGTCCTATCCCTCTTGTCGTTGTCTATTTCATACGTTTCAAAATACCCGTCTATACCGGTATATGAATTGACGGTTACGAACAAGTCAAGTGGTACATCAGATTGATTCCATAGGTAATAATTGCTTGTTGTTACAGAGCCGTTAATTATATCATTAGCGGTTATGACATTTCTAAGTGATGATGTTACATCACCTATTTTACCCTTCTTTTCTTTACATAATACTATATCACTATTAATCATTTTTTTACCTCAAATCCTAATATTTTCGACAACCCTAACACTTCTGCACAATCTTCAATAGATCGCACTATATGGATACTGCCACGCCATGAATCATGCAGTTCCTTCTGCTTTTCAGTCAGCTTGCCCGACTTACTTTTTATTTCAAACAAATAATTAACGCCTTTGAGCCCTACCACAATATCAACAAATCCTTTTACTGAGGACGTAACTACTACAGTACACCCGATCCGTCTTAAAAAACCCACAATCTCTTTCTGATTATTATCAACTCTATCAAACATTTTATCCTCACTCTATAATTGGAATTGATGTGCAGCCACAATTAATCACTTCACTTGCCGGTGCGGACGGGTCATGTGGGTACATCATTTTAAATGCCCCAATAGTAAACTGCTTATCAAAATCAACGCGTTGCCCATGAGCCGCTAAATGAGTTTGTCTAGGATACAGTTTCCCTGAAGAAAGCCATTCTTTTTTAGGTTTTACATCTAACCGCTTGCCAACGAGCGTGAGTTTGTCTTGATTTGCAGTATTAAACGCACGTGAGGCCTCAGTCCTAACAATCGTTAATGCCCTGTTTCTATTAGTGTCCAATATATTTGAAACACTGTCTAGTGTGTCAGCAAAGGTATTACCACCCACGATGTAAAAATTAAGCTGTGCAGTAATCCTATTCTTATTATCGTCACTCACTTCTTTGATTTTACTGTTGACAAACTCTTTTATTGAAGTTGACGCAACAACGTTATCAATCCCAAAAATACCACGTTCACGCAACATTGCATCTATCATTTCATTAGAACTTCTTACCACGTAATCAGTAGATGCGCCAGCTTTCTTTTGAATATCGCCCTTGAGAATAGCAATATTCACTGCCAAATCCTTTATTTGTTCAGTCAGAATCCACTTCTTATATTCTGTATTTGCCTTACTCAAATCGGCAAGTATCTTGTCAGAAACCGCTGTATACATTGCTAAAACAGTATTTTCTAAAGAAAGCAATTCCTTTTTGTACTGTTCAATAAATTCTTTAATATCCATTATTTTTTTCTATTGCGTCATCATAATCGCTTTTTGTTGTTATGTCAGTCGCAACTCCAAAATTGGTAAATAATTGTGTTTTATTAATAATCTCCTGAGCTACCCCTTGTTGAATCAATCCGCTTGATACGCCCATTACCAATATGGGCAATAATTCCTTAAGCTCATCAATATCCCCACGCCCGCCATCATCTATCTCAGGAAATATAACTGAAAATTCAATCGACAATTTAGGCTGCAAAGAAGCACCATTCGTGACTAAGACTGTAACCATATCGCTTAAAATCGTTTTCGCATATTCCTGCCACTCTCGAATCATCGCAATGGTAGGTTTTGCCATTTCACGACCCGAACTTAAATTAATATTCGAATCGCCTAGCCATAATGGCGGAATTCTCATAGCAGCGGCGACGACCTGCATATTTGTTTTAACAAATTCAGACACGTCCGCTGACTGAATATTTGGGGCAATGAACTTGTACTCTTCATTGTTGCCATGGACAATGACCGATTTGTTATCAATAATTGCCGCATTAAGCTTTTCAACGCGATTATTGATTTCTTCTGGGTTTGCGTTTTCTATTTTAACGTCAAGAAAAAATAACATCATTGCTTTCACACGATCATTTTGAGAGGCCAATATATCCTCAACGCTAAACAACGTTTTGTTTAACGTTTCATTGAAAAAAAACGGGCTTCCTCTGTGACTTGTAGATAGTAAACGATTACGAAAAAATAATACGTTCCCATCAGAAATATTGGTAAGCAAAGCTTCACTTTGATCCGAGCTCTTGGCTCTGTTAGATATATTATATATCAATTCTCTATTATCGCTTGCCACCAAAATTCCTACCACCAAACCAGATGAATTGTCAACAATTAACCTCTTAATTAACGACGCACCTATCTCTACAAAAGAAACAACTCCAAATTCATTTATTACGTATTTCACACATAATTCGCCATAAATAATAAATGATCTGAAAATGGCCTTGAATTCTGAAGCATTTAACATTCTGTCATCTACATATTGCTGCTGTTTCTCATCTTCGCAAACAATCTCTACATTATCAATCATGACGTGTGATACTATATGGTGGACAATGCTTCTCGCTATCGACGATCTATTATAACACTCCAACGATCTTGCCTGTTCCCGACCGAGCCGACCGTTGTCTTTAGAATCGGACGAATTTCTATAGCCATCTATATCTAAAAAATCCCTTGGGTTAATGGCTTTATCTTTCTTGTTGTTTATTTTTTTCATGATTATAAATGCTTTTAAAATATATTAAACGACGGGGAAACAGCTTCTTGACGCAAAGATGTTGCTTGATGAAAAGATGTTGATAAAACTATAGTTTCAAAATCGCGCACACTATTAACAGCGTAACGCAACGCATCGGGTAAATGGTCATCTCTTTTAATGGGCCTCTCAACGCCGCGCGTAGCAGCCTGGCTATCCCAAGAATAATTTTTAATATGGGTGATTAATTTAACGCATCTCTTTGAAATAAAAAGAGTTTTGTTAAGTAATTTTTCTGAAATTAAAAGTATCCCGTCTTTCACTGCATTATTTGCACTAACAACGTTAAAACCGGCGTGCCTCATGGTAACTATAAAAGAAGCCGCGCTTGGGTCAACAAAAAACGTTGCATCCTTTGCATTTAAACTTAAAAGCCATTCCTTAATTAATTCTATATACTCGCTATCTGTTTTTTGAGCACCGGCCTTTTTTGAATCATAATACAATTCTGATATAACATAGATTGCATCATTGACTTCTGTTGCAGCCACCGCTGCCAACGGGTTGGTTGTGCCGTAATCAATACCTATCTTTAAATCTAAATTGAGAGTATTTGAAAGGCCACACTCTCTTATATTATTTTCTTCATTAAACATGTCATAAATAGCACCATCCCCGGCAACCCACAAGCCATTTATATATCTATCATAAAGCAACTTTGACCCCTTGTAG